TGCCCAAAGTCATGGCTGCAACCATGGCTAGTGCGATTTTCTTAAATGACTTCATTTAATTTGTTCTCCTTATTTCCTCTGCCTCTATATTGAGCGCAGAAATTTAGTGTAGTTCGTTTACTTTTACATGAAATGAGCACGGATCTCCGCCTTCATCCCATTCTTTCATTTCTTCGTCAGACATTGGAGGACCATCATGTGTATCGCAAAATACATCTGAAATCCATCCCCTGTCATAACCATTCTTTAGCCATATCTCAAACTCTAAATCCATTCAGATATTTCCTCAATGAACTTATGTTTTGGCATAGCTCCTTTAGTTCTCTTTACCTCTTTACCGTCTTTAAAAACAATAACTGTAGGCAAAGAAATAACATTGTACTTCTCGGCACTTGATGGATTTTCATCCGCATCTATCTTTCCAATCCAGACATTGTGCTCTGATGCTACCTCATCAAGTATTGGAGAAAATCTTTTGCATGGACTACACCATTCAGCCCAAAAATCTACAAGGACTACATGATGAGAACTAATAACTTCATCGAAATTGCTGTCAGTTACAATCATTACTTATCCTTTAGAGTCTCTGCTGCTTCATTAAAGCGAATCATAAAATTTTGGATTACCCAAAATGTTGTTTCACCAGCATTTTTAGCCATTGCCTCAGATGCTTCTGGTGTTCTATCTTCTTGTGCTAGACCATTGTACCATTTCTGGTACAGTTCCTGCCCAAGATCTTTAATTATTTCGTCCAAAACTGTAAGTTCAGCCATTAAGTTTTGCCATCCAAGCTGCTCTTGCTGCATTCAACTTATCTTGTGCAGCTTTTAGTTCAGCAGCATATTGCTTTTCTGCTTCAGCAATTCCAGCTTCCACCTGCAGTTTTAATGCTGCTTTGGCATCGGCTGCTGCTTTGGCATCGGCTGCTGCTTTGGCATCGGCTGCTGCTTTGGCATCGGCTGCTGCTTTGGCATCGGCTGCTGCTTTGGCATCGGCTGCTGCTTTATCTGTTGTGTTTGTAGTGTTACCACTCACTGCATTAGAAATAGTAATTAGCTTCTTAAATGTGCCTTGTCTTCCAGTTGTGTTTGCAGAGTTAGCCTTCATAGCATCTATCAACTGACTACCAGATTGTCCAGATGTAGTCATCATTCTAAGATATGTTGCAGCAGCAACTTGAGTTGCAGGAGAAGTTCCAGCAATATTCTTGGAAATGTTTCCTGGGCCAACTGCTTGCATATTTCCTAATGCAAAGAAATCTAGTAGTACTGAATCATTATTGCTATAGGATGCAATTTCTCCAATTTGATCAACAGCACCTACAGAAACTACATCCTGTATACATGAAGGCCAATCAATTCGTGAGTAATCACGAGCATTACCTACTGCAGAAAATACTGGCACTGACATTGAATTTAACTGCTGTACTGCTGAAATTGTTCTTGGAAATGTTGGGCAATATTGTGTTCCAGATTTACCAAGAAGTCCGCTACTACCTTGTGAAAGAGAGACAGCTTTAATATTATATTTAGTTGCATTATCTCTTACCCAAAAAAGTGCTGCAGAAATTGTTGACTCTCCAGTTGGCTTTCTTAGTCCAGTAGACGTATTTGCAATTATCTTGATGAACAAAATTTTAATATTAGGATTGGATTGAACTGCAGCAGTTGCCATAAATGTTCCATGATCAAATCCATTTTTAGAAATTAAATCCTTTGGCATTGATGCTGAACCTGGGCCCTCTTGGAAGTTTGTTCCATTTGGACACAAAGACCATTCAAGTAGGCATACCTCTCCAACAATTTTGCCTTGAAGAGAAGGAACTGATGTGTCAATTGCTGTATCTAGAATAGCTAGAACTGGTACGTCTGTGCCAGATGCCTGTGAAATTGCAACAGGTGATAGAAGTGATAAAGTAAGTACCGCCGTGATTAGTTTATTTTTCATATCCTAAGTATACTAAATACAGTAGGAATGTCAAGGCTTTTGCTTATACCATTTACCAGACTCTAAATCTGGTGGGGTTTTGCTCTCAATAATATCATTAACTAAGAATATTAACATGTCTGTAAGTGCGCTTAAGTCTTCTATTCTAGACTCAAGGTGCTTAATTTTTTTAGAGTTCCTCAATGTTGCTCCGATCTATAGGTGTTGGTGCTGTAGCAAGACTACCACAAGATAAACATTCCATATCTAAGAAATAGCTTGCTATCTCATATTCTGAGAAAACAACCTTAACTAGCCAAACTTGAGACCCACATGGGCAAACATGGGTGGGAGTTCCTCTTAGATCTATAGCCTTATCATAATCAACTGGTGGAATATACCTAGGGTCATTTTGGGCTATTACGTTTAGCATGTCATGAACAGCCTCTTCATACTTATCTATGTAGTATACGCCAACTTTAAACCTTTTAAAAAAAAGAAACAAGAAGAGTAGAGTTAGTGATACTGCAATTGACATTGAAACTGCTAGGGCTATCTTCATAGATAAATTATACCTTAAACTTGGATATATGTATAGGGTGGTGCTACGCTCATATTAAATGCTGTTGCTGCTTCTAGTGCAAGTTTAAGTCTAAGCTTAGGGTTCTTTTGATTTTTAGTTGCATGTAATGCCCCTAATGCTATCTGCCCGCCACTTCCTTCTGCCATATAATTAACTATATTTTCTCCAACATGGAAGTCCTCATCTATAGTAAAGATTCTTCCTTCTACTCCTACTATAAATATTCCACCAGTATCTTCTTCTGATGAAGATCCAATACTTCCGTACCCATGATCCTTGAAAGCAGCCTTAACTGAGTCAACAAACTTAGTCCTCATAAATTTATCTAGCCCAGAGTTTGTTTTTGTTGGAGTGTATTTTGGTGGGGTCCACATATATTGTAAAATTTGGCCCATTCTAAATGAATCTGTAAACGCTATGCCGTATTGACCTACCTTAAAGCACTTAGGTTCTTTTCTTGAGAGTATCCATCCAGTTTTATCATCTGAAGCCGCATGGTCGGAACCCATATAAACGGTCCCACCTTGGGCAATAGCAACTATACATGTCATGCTTTCAGTATACTATTTTAAAAATTCTTTGTCTATTCTTCTATTAAATCCATATCAATATGCATATCCATATGCTCTATTTTTGATAAAGACCTGTCTAGGTCTGCCTTAACTGATATTAGCTCCTGAAGGGCTTCGTAGTATTTTTGCTTCCATTCATCTAAATCTTTTTCTAATTTATATAGCTTGATTTGAAGATCTTTTAGCTCTAAAAGCAGCCCATCGTGAAGTTTTTCGGCTTTCCTAATTTGTTCTTTTTTCTTTTCTCTTTTATAATTAAAAAGTACGCCAACTAAACCGCTGGAAACAGAGGCAATTATTGTTATAATTATCTGAGTATTATTAAACATTATTACATAATTATACCCTAATTAGACTAATAATTCAGAAGCTTTTATATCTTCTCCGTGGTATCTTTTCTTAGAAATATAGTCTTTTACTGTGTCGTGTCCGTATTGTCTTCCAGTAAGAATAACAACCCACCTTGGCTCAAGCTTATTTGAAATACATGTCTCACATAACAAAAGATTTATTGGTAAAAGGGTAGACTTTTTTAGTGAAAGGCTAGCCTTAGTCTTGTTACAAGAATAACATAAAACTTTTTCCATTAGTTCTCTCCATAATTATTAATTATAATTTCATCTGAAATGATAAAATCGCTATTGTCAAATGGCTCTACGACTTCCTCGAAGCCGTCATGATACCTTATTGTAGACATAAATGCTCCCTCAGACACTATTACGCCATACTTTTGTTCTGGGATGATGAATACTTTTGTTGCAAGTTCATCTCGTTCTTCCACCTGGCTTTCCCTCCAACTCGACTCGTACCCCATATGATTCTAGGATCCTTTTAACCATTTCGATATAATCTATAACTCTCATTCTCATACTGCCATCGTACTGTGAAAAATTGTTTTCATATAACCTTATTGCTAAAAATTCAGGATACTTTACTATATCCATCTGTAAGTCGTGTGCAGGGCTTTTAAGCTCTCTTACTTTTTGTGCCATTTCTTTTGTATAAAAAACTGGTTTATTTGCTTCTCCAGTCCATTCATTAATACCATATTTAAAGTGATCTTTATCTTTATTTATAAAGTTAGCCATTTAAACACCATGCTTTTTCTTTAATGTTCTTACTACTTCTTTTGTTTTGTGAGAATTTTTTGATTTATCTGGGCTGCCAGCACTTAGATAAACTCCTCCCCAAACTCCGTAGTTGTCTGACTCAGTCCCATAGCTATAACACATTGCTATTACTGGACAAGAAATGCATGCCTGATCGATACTTTTTGCTATGTTTACATCCGATTCATACAACTCAAAAAATAAATTAGTATCCATGCCTAAGCACAGAGCAAGGTCTTTCCATTCAAAATTATCTTCGTCTATACCTAGACTATTTAAAAAATTTGACATATTTTAATGGCACTTTCCAAACTCCATCATTATTGACTGAAAATTTTTCTGCCACTCCCCAACTACCCTTAAACATTCCTTTTGAGCTTGTAAATCCAGAGTTATCTTTTTGCCAAACAACTAAAGAATAGTTGTCCCAGAATGCATTAACATTCTTGTATTTATTTTTTTTAATTAGAACTTCTACACCAAGCTCTGTTAAGTTTAACAATATACTTCCTGTTCGGTACCCATAGTCGGATTTGAACCGACACTCCATTGTTGGAGGCAAATTTTAAGTCTGCTGCGTCTGCCGATTCCGCCATACGGGCATTGTGCTAATTACTATTATACTAGTACAAATTGGACATGTCAACTGTTTTTAGAGACTTTTATTATCTTTACGCTTTTTATTTCATCGTCTACATTAAATATATCAGAGATGTAGTCTTTAGCATCATCTTCTGAAAAAGCATCTACTGTAGCCAAAACCTCTATTTTAACAGAATATTGGTTCATTTATTTAGAAACTGTATATCCATTTTTAGTTAGAAGATCGATGGCAGCCTTTACTTTAGGGTCTACCTTTGCTGGTAGCTTTTGTGATGTGGATGGCTTTGATGCAGGCTTAGCTTCAGCTTTTGTTGCCCCGCTAAACTTTGGTCTTCCAAAGCCTACGATAGAAATCAGCACACCAGCCTTGTTCTTTTTATATGCACGAAGTTGTTTGCAAACTTCTCCGCCATTTCTTTGGCTTCCAGACTTCTTTGAAGACGTATTTCCTTCAATGCACCAAACAGTGCCGTCTTCATTGTCTTTTACAACAATTCCAACGTGCGAAATCCTATCGACACCATCTGAGGGGAAATCAAAATAGGCTATATCTCCTGGTTCTGGATCTGCAATATCTACATCAATCCATGAGCCAGCTTTCTTAAATGCTGCTGCTCCGCCTGGAGTATAAACAGTGTTAGGAATCTTTACGCCACTTTCCGACCCACACCAATTTACGAAACTTCCGCACCATGGTTGGAAGTTAGCTTTCATAAAAGCACCGTACTTAGTTTCGTTATCCTTTGGGCCTTCAATAGTCCCAATCTCTGCTGTAGCAACTTCTATTAAACGTGCTGCTGTACCTTGATCTGCCATTAGTCTTTATCCCAATCTGTATCAACTGGCTGCTCTTCTGGCATTTGTCCGTCTGGCTTAGCTGCCAATCGAGCTGCTGTTGCATCAATTTCTGCTTCAAGCTTTTTGTCAGCCTGTGTATTTTTTGCATCTACTTCTTTGTTTGCTATCTGTGCTGCCATAATGTCTTTAGCACCTGAGTTGCCAATTAAAATTCCTGCAAGTGTTCCTGTAATAAATGTTGCAATACTACCTAATACATTAAAGAACATCTTGTCATTCTCTGACTGAGCTCCAATAGGTTGTGTCACAAACAACAGCCCGTAAATAATTCCAAGAGCCGTCATGAAAAGAATGCTTCCAAGAGTTATTCCTAGAATAAACTTTAAACGAGCATCTAAATCTGCGGGCGTTAGTTTTTCTTTAGCCATTTGTTATTTCCTGTTCTGGTGTAGTAGGTGTAATTTTTATTACATCTTTTGTACAAGTCTGTGAGGCTTCACATTCTGGAGGAGTACATTCTGCAATTTCCCAATTTTTAGGATCTTGACATGGGTAGCGATATCTATTTAAAGAGTCGCACCCAGTTAATGATAGCATTAATAACCCAGATAGGGCAATAGTGATTAATTTCCTCATATGACTATTATACCCTATTGCTCGTCTTTTCTTAAAGGTATGGTTAGCAGCCATATTGCAGTAGCAATTACTGTGGCAACACCAACGACTTGCTGGGCTGATCCTGTTAGGGTAAGCCATGCAATAAAAAATCCAAGCAGGGTAAATACCTGGGCAATACTCTCTTTAATTACTTCCCAAATATAGTTAACTATAGCTTTGATTATTTTCATTATATCCTCCTTGTCATGGCCGCTGCCACAATATTTGATGCGATAATTACTGGTACAACAACCTCTTGAGCCTTCTCTCTTTGGTCATCAGTCATATCTTTGCCCCATTCTGATGGATTTAACACCTTACTAAAATCTATGTCTGTAAATGCTCCTATTGGATCCGCCAAAAATGCTTCTGTTTGCACCTCTGTTGTTGCGTCCGCTAAAGTATATGGCATGCTTGCATCTCCTGCAGACTCTGCTCTAGACTCAAACTCAACAAATGCCTGTGCAAGCTCTGGGTTGCTTTTCATAGCCTCTGCAACTTGAGCAACATCTGAAGCCTTAATTCCTAGAGTTTCTGCAACTTCGGCCTTTGCCTCTTGAGTTAAAGCCTGTAGAGTTTGACTAACTGCAGATATTTGTTCTGGAGATAATACAACTAATTTATTGTCTTTGCTTGTAAGATTTGCAATAACATTAGAAAGATCTTCTTCGGTTCCGCTTCCCTTTTCAGGAACCAAGGCTGCTAGAACTTCATCTTTAATTTCAACATTATCTGTAGGCTCAGGTGTGGGCTCGTCTGTAGGCTCAGGTGTGGGCTCGTCTGTAGGCTCAGGTGTGGGCTCGTCTGTAGGCTCAGGTGTGGGCTCGTCTGTAGGCTCAGGTGTGGGCTCTGGACTTGGTTCTGGTGTAGGCTGATTTGCTGCAGCGTTGGCTGCTGCTTGTGCAATAGCAGCATTTAATTCTCTTTCAGATTGTTCAAAATAATAAGTCCATGCATCTTGAATAGCAGCATTCAAATCAATTATAGATTGATCATATGTGTTGATTCTATTATTCTTTAATTCCAAGGAAGATGTTAGGTTTTGTTGTGCGTATGTTAGGTTTTGGCTTGCTGTTGTGAGAATTGATGTTAGATTTTGTAAGGTTTCTAATTCTTGATTATAAACACTTAGTTTATCATTGTATACTTCTAACTTATTGTTATAATTTGTTTGAGCTGTAGCCCTTGCTGCAAGTGCTTCTTCATATGCATCTAACTGTGCTTGAGTTGGTCCTGATCCAGAAGAAAATGTATTTAGATTACAACTAAAGTTTTGTCCCCATACTCTTGGATTTCCAGCATAGTCACAACCTGCTCCAGTCCATCCTCCAGGAATAGCCCATCCAAGATGGTAGGATCCTGGGCCTCCTCCGTTGTACCACCATATCTCTACACCTAAAGTCTTATCTTCACTGACATCGTATACTGGAGAATAGTCGCTCCATGTAGCGCCTTGCTCTACCCAGTTATCAACAGCAAGTTGTCCATCAACATACATTCTAAAACCATCATCTGTATATCCCGCAAAGTAGGTTTGCGTAAACCACGAAGGGACTGTTATCTGTCCAGTAAATTTAACTATAATATTTTCATATCTACCACAGACTGGAAGTTGCATAGAACTTGAGTTCCATGTTCCAGTACATATTACAGATCCTGGAATTGCTACGTTTCCATTTCTTAATAAGTTATAAACTGTATAGGCAAGACCAGGGCCACCAGAGCTTTGAATATTTGATTGAGTTATTTGGACATTAATATTAGCTATGCTAAGTGCATCTTGAGCATCGTTTCTTTCTTCAAGGGAATTATCTTTATGCTCAAGAGCCAGTGCTACCGTGGCTGTTTGGCCATCTACATTTGACTGAGCAAGGTTTTTAGACTCCAGCGCTGTAGCCTCTGCATCTACTGCATCATCGTAGGCATCATATGCATCGTCTTTAAGCTCCATAGCATTTGTCGCATATGTAAATTTATTTTCTGCTATGTCTATAAGATCTATAAAATCATCTTGATAAACTAAATTAGATACTTTATTATTAAGCTCTTCTATTTCTTGAGCGGCGAGGCTAAGTGGATCATCTCCATGGGCAGGAGTAAGAAATACCCATCCAAACATTAAAATGGTGGCTAATGATAATCTCCATGCTTTAGTCCTAGTCAATTATAACTCCTACATAACAAATTTTGTTACATAGTAATTATACCACTTTAACTATTTAGGATTGTCGGTTTTATAAAACCCGTTTCCCTTAAATTGTATGCCAAAAGAGCTGAAGTGTCTTGTCATTATAGACTCACATTCAGCGCATGTGTACCCTGGATCATCTTCTGAAATTGAACGGGTTACTGAAAGTATTGCATGTGCATCATCGTAAGAACACTTGTATTCATATACTGGCATTATTTTCTCCCCCATTGTATATAGTTCCAGCCACGCTCATGTGCGTAGTAAATAAATATTTTAACTACCGTTTCCCAAAATGCAATTGTAACAGATAGAGAGGCATTCTTTGTAATTACATAAGCAACAGCAACAGAGGAAAGTGTGCCCCATATGCGATAACTTAATGCTTTAGCAAACGATCTGGCTTTTGTTACTGTCATTCTTTGCCCCAAGATACGGAGTTCCAGATTCTTTCGTGGTAATAATAAGCAACAAAATTAACTCCATTAGTTATAATGGTTGCTAAAGTTGCCATACTAAAATCCTTGCTTAATGCGTACAGAGTTATAAATGTCGTTACTAGGGCAACAACCCTCCATGTTAAAGACTTAGCAAGTGACCTACTTTTCTTTACGCTCATTTTTATCCCTAAACATTATTCGCTCTTCTGCTTCGTTCATTAAACGACCAGACTCCTCTAAGTAATTAAATACCCATTTGCTTGCGTTTTTCAGTAGCTGAAATAGCATGAATGTCTGCCCCCAAGTCTACTTGCTCAATCTTATATCCTACATCACGACCATAAACAATGTTGGTAATGTTAGGCAATCTTAGTACTAATGCACCATCCATAAATTCGTCTTTAGCAATGTAACCCTTTACCTGATCAAAAGTGAGCGGGTCTTTCTCGCTTGTGTTATATGTATTACGAACTCCTAATAATACTTGTTCTGTTCTTTTGCCCGCTTCTTTATAAAGAGCGTGGTGCCCTTCGTGCCAAGGCTGATATCTTCCAAGCATTAGCGTTGTAGGTGCAGACCAATCGTGTAAATTAAACTGGTCGATTATTGTAGAAGCTTTTTGATTAGGGTCGAACAGATGGCTTGGGAAACCGATGTCGTATTTATCTGGGGCCTCAAACATTTTGTTTGTGTCTTCAAATCTGCCTTCTGTTATAGTGTTCATGTAAACAAGAATGTCTGGCTTCCCAAATGCTGCACGAGTTATTGCAGTTGGGCATACAAAATCTACAATTACTGGTGCAACTCCCTGTTTAGCAATTAGGCGAGCCATTTCTCCCATTCGCCTTGCCTGCTCAATTCTATCTTCTGGGGTAAAGCTTAAATCAGAATTTACTGTTGCACGTACTTCATCTGCGTTAAGATGAATGGCGTTAATTCTTTCCTTTAATGCTTTTGCTAATTCCGTCTTTCCAGAACCTGGTAGCCCAATAATTTGAATAATCATATTAATCTCTCTGTTAGAGGGCAGTTTTTGGACGTACCCAGGTCTCACTTTTATTTAATTTTTAGAATTTTTGGTTGTTTTTCTTTTGGCAGATTTCTAACAACACGGATATTTAACATTCCGTCTTTTAGTTCTACACTAGAAACTTCCATGTATTCACTTAGTTCAAAGATTCTTGTGAACTTACGTGCAGCAATTCCCTTATGTACAACTTCTGCATCTGTTACTTCTGTAAATAGTTGTCTTCGTCTAGCTTTAGCAAATCATACGGCGGGAATGCAGTATTATTTACCTTACTAAGACTATTGAAACGCTCCAACTCTCTGTTGAAGCCAATAAAAAATGGATCCTTGAATAGATCCATAGCAAATTGTGTTACCATTTTATTCTCCTTTTTAAGCAAGTAATTTAGTCTCCCCCATTTGGCAGGCGACTAAATAATTATACCATTTGCTGGGATAGTTGTGCAACTATTTTTTTGATTTAGCCCTTTGTTTTGCTAGGGCGCTAAAGTCTTTAATCTTTGTTTCCCCCATATATCCCCATGCATACCCATCATCTATCATTTTCTGATTAATAGATATATCAGATCCATCAAGGAATACCCAACCTAAAATTCGACCATATTTTTCTGAAGAGTCCATCTTTTCTGTTTTGATTACAACAGTCTTTGCTGCCTCAATTGCACTTTTTAAATATGCCTTAGACTCAAGCCCTAATGACTTTTCTAGTTTATCTGATGTTCTGCTTTCTGGCGTATCGATGCCAGCCAAACGAACTCTGGAGCTGAATGAAATATCAAAACCAAGATCTATATCTACATCAATAGTATCTCCGTCAACAATTTTACTCACCTTTTTTACGTAATATTCAAACATGTTTCTCCTTTACCATGGCCTATCTATACTCTTTGTATGGGCCATACTTATTTTATTTATATTAACTGTTTCTGGTAGCTGAGACACCCAAAATATTGCTTCAGCTACATCTGAACTAGACAAAGCAACTTCTCTGGGCTGCCTACCATTTATGGTGCCTGGGGCTATTTCTGTTACACGTATGTTGTCTTGGTGAAGCTCAAATCTTAATGACTCTGTTATTACAGAGTTTGCTTTTTTTGCAGCAGAGTACGAGTTACTTCCTGGGAAAATATTATCTGCAGCAGTAGAGGTTATGTTTATTATATGTCCCCTTTTATTTTTTTTGAATATTGGTATCAATACCTTTGACATGTTAAAAACATAAAAAACATTTATGTCAAAGCACTGCTGTAGGTGATCTTCTTTTGAGTATTCTACTGGTACATAGTCTATTCCTCCGCCAGCTACATTAACTAATATGGAAACATCCATATCAGAAATATAATCTCCAAACTTAGATATCTCTTCTTTATTAGATAAGTCTATGCTGTATGCGGTTATATTTTCATGGCTGTCTGATAGATTTTTTAATGCAGATTCAGTTCTTGCTAATGCAATTACTGTAAATCCTTCTTCGGCAAACCTTAGTGATGTTTGTCTACCAGAACCATAGCTAGCACCAGCAACTATTACTGTTCCCCTGCTCTCATTTTTAATATCCAATTTTGTTCTCCTTTTATATTGCATTTTTAGTACCCCTGGAAGGAATCGAACCTCCGACACGCAGGGTAGAAACCTGCTGCTCTATCCCCTGAGCTACAAGGGCATTGCTTTAAACATTATAGTCTAAAATAAATTTTAATATTGGCCTATATTTATCAACTACCAAATGATCATTTAATAAAAGATTTAGTGGCTTTTTGTACTGCATAGTGCTATCAATCATATCGCATCCAAGCACCTCACGAATATTTATAGGATCTGGCAGGTTATTCTTTCTGGAGTACTTTTGTAATGCGTCTACAAACAGCAAATGCTGCTCATGTCTTTCCTCAAATTCTATGGCTGGGTCATCAGCAAAATTGCCCCAGTTAGCAGTGACTATAGTTATAAACTGCGGTATAGGCTCTATAAAAACTATATTGGCATTGTCAAACTTTTTGATAGTGCTATTAACATAATGTTCTGCAACTTCGTCTGCGCCCTTGTATTTATCTGATTGAGGTAAATAATTTTTTACATCTATGTAGCCTAGCCACGGCATAACTAAAGACTCAGAATTATTAAAGTCTTTAAGGTATTTATGTTTTTCATAGTTAAAGTTATACGCCGATCTTCCTGGATGGCTTGAGAAGGTAATATTGATATCATTTTCTATATAATATGTAAGCTCGTCATGTATTTTTTGCTGACCGCCATCTTCATTAGTTAAATATTGAACCAAAAATGTTTTAGATAATATGTGATCATGCATTTGATTATTTTTAATATGCATGTCTGGGAGATTATAGCTCAGCTTAGATGTATGAGAATCTCCTATTACTACTTTTTTCATTTTTGCCTCCTTTAAAATATAGTGTGCCAAGTAGGACTTGAACCTACGATTACCGAATTATGAGTTCGGGGCTTTAACCAACTAAGCTATTGGCACCTAAGCTTAATTGTACTATATTACTGCTGGGTGTCAATAGAGTTTTCTACGATACCCTGTACGTATTCAGAAAAATGTTTTCTTATGTTACCAGCTGGCTTAGAGCCATAAGACTCCCATATTCTTTTATACTCAATAACATTATGATACGTTGTTGGGCACAATATGACTTTATTGTACTCTTTTAATGTGGTTGGAAGAGGCACATGCTTGGTACAGCATTTGCACTCCTTTGCTCTTTCTTGATATTCGCTCATATTATCTCCATGCTTTCTATAGATCTAGCTAAACTTTCAGGCATTCTCGGCGCACGAATCATATTCTGAACATACTCTATTTCGCCATCGTTTCCGTTTGCAAAATCGTTATCATAGCTCATTGATTCATAGTCGTGTATTTTTATTTCTTCGTCTCTTTTTATTCTGCTTCTGCTTATAGAGTTGTATACAGCTCCACATACAGCATCGGCTAAGTCTTTAGAGCCTTTTCTTGGGTGGTCAACCTTGTCCCTCATAATTCTTAGCTGAAGCAATTCATCAATTAATAATGGTATATGCGGTCCAGAGAGCCTTTCTTCTAGCACAACCATGGCCATATCGTCGTAGTGCTTTTTTGCCACCGAAAGAATTTCTGTATTAATACCATATGTTTTTAACTGCTGCATCATATCATGAGAGTTCCATCGGTCAAACGTGCAGACTTTTATGTTAAATCCTCTAGTCTTTAAAGAAAGTATATAGTCTTTTACCTCTGTAAAATCTACGGACTTATCTGGCGTGGGGGTCCAAAATCTAACAGCATCTATTTCTACAATAGGTGCTGGCTGATTATATGTATCTGTTACTTTTATATCAACCCATTTATTTACGTGGCCCATGGCAACCGCACAATGGTCATGCTTTTGAGCTAAGTCTACATGTATAAAATAATCTTTTCCTTCTTCTGGCTTAAACCACTCCTCTAGTCTTCCAAAAGAGTCTACTGCTAGGTGAGCTTTATTAAACGCCTTTTCTATCTTGTCTCTTGATTTAAAAAATGCATCAACTGCGTCAGTTGGCATACATGCAAATCTTCCTAGTGCATCTTGTGGATTTTTGTGAAAAGCGACAGTAAAATCTGTTATCTTTTTTGTAGGGTTTACTTCCCAAGTAGGCCTTTTTAAAGCAAACACTCTTGGGTAAACATAAGAAATAATATGGTCTTCTTCCCAAGATACTTCAAACTCGTTCCCGACTGTACCTGCTGGAAGATCTTGGTCTAGCTTTAGTATCTCTGTTCTAATAATTGTTTCTTTTTCTGCAATAACTGATTGATAAAACTTTTGTATTGGATCGTTTTTAAATCTTGGGAATGAAAGCAGGATAACCTTTCCGAAGTCTGGGAAACGTGAGTCTACTGAAGCACGATACATATCATATATAGCGTCTGCTGTTTTAGCTTGGTCGTGACCACTTGTGTTCTCTGTTGCAAATCCAGAAATTTCATCTAGTATCACAACTAAAACGTTATAGCCTTCCCAGGCTTCTCTTTCTGAGTGTCCAGAATGAACTGTTATTGATTTATCAAATTTTATTTCAGAAGCTTTGTCTGTATATTTTCCAGCAAACCAAGGCGAAACCTCGATACGCATTTTAAATCCTTTAAAGAAAACATTGTTGGCTTGTTGGGCATTAATAGCAATATTTAGTATATCTATTGCATCTCTTGGAGGCTTTCCATAATATGCTGCTGGGTCTTTTAAGCATAGTAAGAGGTAAACTATATAGGCTACTGCTATTGTTGAAGAATAATCTTTTCCAGACCCTTTGCCGAGCTGTGCAATTACCTCTACGCAAGTTTGTTTAAACATTTTTTTGCCAACATCTTCGCCATACAGCTTAATCAATGTAGATTCTTTATATATCTGAGAGCTTCTTGCTATTAAAGTATATTGATTTTCTGAAAGTGGTGGTAAACCAAGGTAGTCTGGGCTTGTAACAAATGTTTGAAGATCTACTGGACGCTCTTCAAATTCTTCTCCGTCTAGTATTTCTATAAAATCTGAAAAATCAAATGGCATCTGACTCTTCAATTATGTTAATAGACTGGACCACTCCAGTTATTTGAGAAAGTCTTTTTGCTACTTCTATTTTACAGTGGTTGCAGCTTGAAGTAACTTCTTTGAGTATGCCAACAAGCATCTCCTGCTTTCTTTCTGTTTCCAGTATCTGAGATGCCATTTCATTATTTTCAAGAACCCCGATTGACTGAAGCATAGCAATTCTTTTTGTCTCTATGTCTGCAATAAGCTTAAGGGTTCCAGACTTAACGTTTAGTTGCCCTTGTGTATCTGCATCCTCAACCGTTTTCCATGCTTCTTTGATTAACATGTCATAATGCTGATCTGCTCCAAGCAAAGCTTCTTTGGCCCTGTCCCTGACATTTGTATCATTATGGACAATAGACTTCCACTCATCGATATGCTCAAGAACTTCTTTACGGGTAAGCCCAGTGATAGATGATATTTGAGTAGCAGAATTACCTTTTAATAGCTCAGAAACTACTCTATTCATTTTGTCGAATTGTACTGCTGGCTCTATTTCGCTCATAAAATAATTATACTTCTAGTCAACTAAAAAGTCAATCAGCGTCTGATCTTTAGCTTAAACTTATCTATATATCTCTGTATAGTCATGTGCGACACAGAGCACTCTGTGGCTATTTCTACTATTGTTTTTTTCTGTACAACATATCTATTGTATAGCCAGTCTTTATTTTGATATAACTTCATCTCTTTGTTAGTACCTGATTTGAATAATGTGCAATCCCAAATGCATCTGCAACATCAAAATCATCTAGAGAAATTGAATATTTTTTATTAAAATAGTCTGCTGTTCTTTGCTTTCTCATATTCCTCAGCTGATTTTTATACCAAGAGTCTGCGTAGCCTGGGTTTTTTATTCTTATCCCCGCCTTTTCTTCTTTAGTGGGATTTTTATTGCCTATATAAGACTGCCAAGCACTTGGAGATATTGTTATAACTTCAGCGCCAGTAGACATTAGCTCTGCAATAACTACACCATAAACATATGAAAGCTTAATTACAGCATCTGCTGATCTAACAAGTACTGCACCTTCTACCACTATATAGTCTGCTTTAAGCTCGTCTAGCATGGCTGAAGTCTTCACTTTAGCGTCATATATCTTTTGGTAAATGTCGTTTCCAACAATATTAAACTTACCCCACTTAAGTGGAATATCATTTTCCATTAAACAAAATGCTACAGAGTTTGTAGAGGCATCTATGCCAAGAACTCTGCTTGCCTTTGTCTTTACAAGACTAGCCAATGTCATCTATTATACCCATAAGATCTTTTTTAAACTTTGAGCTTTTAGACTTTATGCATTTAGCGCAGTATGGCTGATCATTATACCTACTTAAAAAACTGCTGCACCCTTTGCATTTTCTAGGAGCTCCATTTTTTATTGCTTTTTTTTCGTAGTACTTTTCCATTATTCGCTTATTTGTTGAAACTCTACAGCATTCATCTGAGCAGTATTTTTGATTATGCGTTTTAGACACAAAATCTTTTTTACATTCTGAATTTAAACATATCATTATTTTGAAACCTTCATTAGCTCGATCTCTACTGTTCCAGGATCAGAGCCTTTAGACCAACATTCTTTTTTGACTGGGCAGTAAGTGCATGGCAGTTTATATTTTGTTGCGCCTTCTGGTCTAACTGGTAGGCCTCCTTCTTTGAAGTTGTCCCAAACCTTTTCCATCCACCTAAAAGCATCTTCTATTATGGCTTTATTTTTTTCATTCATAGAAATTGGAATAATTAAAACCTCTTGGGTATTTTTGTTTTCATACAGGAAGAATCCTTCTTTAGCATTTTTAAGCTTCATGTATGTAAGTAGCTGCAGCATGTGGTTTGGAGAAGACTTCATTTCTGCTTGCCTTGTATCCCACACCTCTTGCTTAGCAGTTTTAATTTCCCCAATGACCATCTCGCCGTCATATTCCATAATTAAATCTATAAAGCCACGAATGGGTGGGTATTCATTAACAATTTCTTCTTCTTCCGCCCTCCACTCAGGCATAGTCTTAATAAGATTTTGTAATCTTTCATGAGCCTGTGTGTTTTTTAAATTTAAGGTTCTTTACAATATCTCTAGCCATTTATGAATTATACCTAACGACATACTTAAGTGCATCTACAAGTTTGTCTATGGACTCCTTTACTGAATAGTAAATATTCTTTTTGTTATTATTAGCTGTCCCAGCTTTATCTTTAGCAATAGTTGAATATACGGAAGCAAGTACGGCAAATTTAGTTGACATAGCCTGTAGCTCCATAATTAAATGTGGGGCTTTTGCAGATGGAACATCTGGATTCATCAATAACTTTACTACTATTGCAAGTGCTTTATCTAAGTGCTCATCTTGCATAAAATCATGCAGGTCGTTAAACTCAGTTATATCACTTATAAGATGCAACGTATTTTTATCTTCTGGCTTGTTCACATTTCTCTCCCGTCAACGTATGTCCTTTTGTCTTCTTCTACAATAATAGAAATTCCATAACTTAAATCTTGTGGTATCTCATGGCTATATAAAACTTGCCTATCCATTTCTCCATTAGATATCTGATCCTGTATTTTTTCTCTGCTCATTTCTTTCCATTTTTCTTCGCCATATATTTCAAGTCCTTGCTTCCACTCATTAGAACCGTCGTGTGACCATAAAATAAAAAGCCTGAGAAAAAGTTTTCTTTTACCAGATATTACAGATTTTGCAGAATGCCAAAATGGCAATCCAGATGGAAAAATAGTTAGGTCTCCTTTTTTAGGCTTGTATGTTACCAAGCTTTTATCATTTTCATTTAAAAACTCTATCTCTCCGCCTTCGTAGTCATCATTAACATAAAAAGTCACAGTAGCAACGTGCTTATCTCCTGGCTCCTGTTCCCTATGCTCATGGGAATCGGTATGAAATGTTATTGAAAACTTTTGTTCTGGAGTGTAGTAATGCTGTAATATTTCAATTTTCCCGTAGTTAAGTCGTCCACCTAGTGACCAATCATCAACGTATACTGGCCATGAACCTGAGCCGATCCAGTCTTTTTTATACTCTTCAAAGCATTCTTCTATCTTAGAAAATAGCTTCTCTTTGAATTCATAAAGAAATTTATTGTATTCGTTATTTATATTGTCTGGGGTGGGTTTGTTTGCAAACGAGGACTTTTCACCAAACGTATACCATGTAACCCATGGATCTATTGGGCTTTCTGGATCTAAAACATTGGTTGCATCTCCATGAACATTGTAGAGCATAGACTCAATAGGGGTAATCTTGTTATCATTATCTACGACATTTTTTGTGTTTTCTATCGCCTGCATCAATTTAGAAAGATCTTCGTCTGAAAACAAATCTTTAAAAACGTATACCTGTGGAATAACTTCGTATTTTTTCATGCATTGTCCTCTTTGAACCTAATTAATTCTTCTAACACTGACCATTCTATTATACCAAGTCTGACCTTGGAGTCTTGACCAATTATTATTTTTAGTGCTGGGTGCATATCTCTGTTTACCTTAAATGTGTCGGTGCATATCTTCGACCACACTTCTTTATTTAAAGTAAATGATCTGGATGCCTCCTTGTAATCAACTAAAAACTGTTTCCATTGTGCATCACCTTTCTGGTAGTCACCTCTACCAGAATTTTTTTGCGCTTTAGCACCGTCTCTTTTAACTTCTGATCTTTCAGACATTATCCAACCCTTACTTCATTTGAGTGTCCGTCTGGGCATTCCCAAGCAAGGATCATTGTTTCTGCGTCCCAAAAAGCTTCTTCAGCATTTTTTTCACATTTAAAGCAAGGCTTGGATCCATGTATTGACTCTAAGCTTTTTTTATTAACAATCTCTGGTCTAGAAAAAAACTCATTAAGATTTGGCATTTATTTGTCCAATTAAAGTTCCAGCAACCTCTGGATTTTCTCTTAGGTAAGCTACAGCCTTTGCTCTACCTTGAAAACGTTCACCGTTAATGGTATACCAGGCTCCGCCTTTTTCAATTAATCCGTACATCTCTGCAACATCTAATGTCTCACCAATACGATCAACCCCTAAAGATTCTCCTTGGTAATAGAAGTCGTATTGTCCCGAAAGATTAGGGGGGCCGAGCTTGTTGTAATCAATAATCCAATTGACTGGCCTGCCAACTCTTTGTTCAATGATCTTGTCACCAACCGCAACACCAGCTTTAATAGCATTAGCTTCAGCTTCCGAAGACCATAGCTTAATGACTGTGGAAGAAAAGAACTTAACTGCCATTCCTCCTGTCGGAATGTGGGAGGCATGCATAGATCCAAATTGATTTCTTTGCTGTGAGATGAGAACCAGTAGTGTGTTTTTATTTGCATAGTTTAACATTTTGACTGCATGAGTCATATCCTTTGCTTCTGCTCCGATTTGCTTTGTGTCTTGCAAATCTTTCATTTCATTTCCATCTTTTTCAAAGTAAATTCCTGGAAGTAGTGCAGATATGGAATCAACAACAATTACATCTACTCCAGCCTCCATTAACTTTACGCCAACATCAACCATATCATTAACTGTTTTAGCCTGAGAGTAAATAAGAGAAGATGAATCTACTCCAAGCTGCTCTGCCCATTTTTGATCATAAGATGCCTCAGCATCAATCCAAGCACATGTTTTTCCTTCTTGTTGGGCTAACGCTATCATCTGTAAACAGAAAGATGATTTTCCAGCAGACTTATTGCCCCAAACAAGTACTTGCCTTCCATTAATCTTTCTTCTCTCTACTAGTATAGCATTAAAATAAAGGTTTTGGAACCCTATTAGTCTTTTATTTTTAATTTAAATGTAAATGTTTGATTAGACTCATCATAATCTACCTGCACTTCTTTATCTTCATTTTGTGCGTCAACAATTTTCATTACTGGAACTGAAATTTCTCCTAGCGTTTCAAGTGCTGCGACAAGTATCCTTGCAATGTTTAGCTGAGCATAAACATCTTCAATCTTGGCTTCTGTCATTTTATTTCCTTTACGTTTAAAGTTCCATCATCTAATTTTGACAGAACAACTTTACATTTCATTCCTTCACGCATTTTAGCGAGGGTCATCTTATACATTGTCGGAAAAGCAATCGCTCTAGTAAGAACTTTGTTTTTATCAGACAAAACTATGTGGCTCATTGTCTTTCCAGCTTTTGTTGTATATGGGGTAAAGTTAACAACAATGTATTCATCTTCTGCTAAATCATATTCTTTTCTATAAAGATAGTCAACAAACATATCATTTGAAGACGGATCGATTTCTGATACCTTAATGTATCTAGCAATTCTATTATCTCCAACCAGAATAAAATACATTTGCCCTACTTCAATTTGGGTCTGCTCATTATGGAATAATCCAATAGAACCTGTTTCATCAACAAGCTCAACTCTGGCCCATCCAGAACCACGCTTAATTCCTTTAACCATTCCAAACATAACAAAGGATCCTAGGTCGTCAAACTCCTCAATAGGTCTTGCTTGTGCCTTAACTCTAGGAGGAATGCCTTCTAGGTTAAATGTAGGTATACCTAGATATTCATAGTAATTATCTTTTTCGTTTCCATCTCTAAGGTTATCTTTAAATGCCGCTGCACCAATTGCATTCAAAGAGCTTATCGCTCTACTATTTATTCCGCTTCCCTTAGAAGAAGCAGTAGATACAAAATGGTGGTAGTCTTTGTATGGCCTATGATCAATAATTTTATTTGCGATATTGTCTGATATAAATTTAATGTCGGTTAGCCCAAAACGAATAGCATCTTTCTGCAATGAGAAATATAAGTCTGACTCATTAATGTGAGGAAGCAATACCTTTAGTCCTAGTCTTTTAGACTCAATTAAGTATTCTGTTCTAGCATCTTTATCGTTTTCGTTTTTAAGAATTGAAAACATAAACTCAAGAGGATAATAGGACTTAAGCCAAGCAGTATAATAACTAAGCATAGAGTAAGCAACAGCATGGGAACGGTTGAAAGAATAACCAGCATGCGCTTCAAAATCATGCCATAGTGCTTCTGCCTTTTTCTTACTAATATGCTCTGAAGCCCCAGTAACAAACTTATCTTTGAACTGGTCAAATTCTTTTGCATCCTTTTTCTTTCCAATAATCTTGCGGACCTTATCAGCCTCTGCCCAAGTCATACCACCCAAGTGTACGCATGCCTGCATAACTTGCTCTTGATAAATGATAACACCATATGTATTCTCAGTAAATGGCTTCATTATAGTATGCATATAATCAACAGCCTCGTTGCCATGCTTTCTATTAATATATGCCGCTCCAACTGTGTTCATAGCCCCTGGACGAACAAGTGCATTGGAGGCAACTAGATCTTCAAATTTATCCGTACCCATCTTTATTAGAAGGTTTGTATAAGGAGTTGCTTCTGCCTGGAAAACTCCCTTTGTATATCCTTCACTGAGCATCTTGTAGACCGCTGCATCATCTAGAGGAATATCTGAAAGAACTATATCCTTCCCTGTTCTAGATTTAATAGACTTAATCGTATCTGAAATAACAGAAAGAGTTTTAAGGCCCAAAGCATCTAGCTTAATCAGTCCAATGTCCGCAACAGTATCCATATCGTATGCGACGACTGGAATTCTTCCTGATACTTTATCTTGAGAGTCTTCACGAGATTCAACTGGTGCAAACTTTCTTAAATCATCTTTTGCAACAACTACACCTGCAGCATGAACACCTACTGAGCGAATTCTTCCACGAAGTCTATCTGCCAACCACACAACCTCTGGGTACTTGGCTCTAAACTCTTTTGTATTTGGAGACGAAATAAAATCTTCAAATGTATCAATAGACTTCATTGCACGATTTACTTCCTGCAGTGGAACCATAAAGATTCTTGCAGCATCTCTAATTACACCCTTATCTTTAAAATAAGTATAAGTAGAAATAGATGCAACGTGCTTAAACTTTTTCTTAAGGTAATCCTTTACCTCTTTACGACGACGATCTTCAAAGTCTGTATCGATATCGGGGAAATCGTTACGCTCTGGATTAATAAATCTAAAGAACAATAAATCATATTTAATTGGATCTACGTCTGTGATTCCAAGAGAGTAGCATACCAGTGAGCCTGCAGCCGATCCACGTCCAGGACCTACACGGATATCATTTGTCTTTGCCCAATTAATCATATCTGCAATAACTAAGAAGTATGATGCAAAATTCTTAGATGCAATTACAGAAAGCTCTTCTTCAACTCTATCAACGTATACCTGATTGTCTGATAACCCCAGAGACTTTAGACCTTGGTAGGACATGTCACGAAGTTTTTCATCAGCATCAGTTTTTGGAACTGGAAGAAGGTCGAGGCCTTGATAAAAATCATACTCTTGAACCTTATCCGCAATCTCAACTGTATTTTCATAAATGTCTGTGCGAGTAATTCCAGCAGTGTTAAAGTCAGCTTCGATTTCTGAACGTGATTGGATAAATAAATTATAGTCTTGAAAAGAAATTCTACGATCTGGATAAAGATAATTAAATCTTTCCATCATATCTTTTATGTTTCTAGACATTTCAAAGTCTGATTCTTTATCTATCTTTGGCGATGTTGAAAGAATTAACAGGGCTTCTTCTAGTATTCTATCTTCTTCTTTAGCAAAGTGAGCATCTCCTGTTGCTACCGCTTTAATATTTAATTCATCTGCAAGCTCAAGCAGCTTTGCATTTATTTCTGGCGGATTGTGAGATTGTACCTCAACATAAAAGTCTTCGTCAAAAGTTTTCTTAAAACCTTGTAATAAAAGTTTGGCTTCCCCGAACTCTTCTTTTTCAATAGCTTTAGAGATAAGCCCATTAAGGCATCCAGAAAGGACAATAATGCCTTCTTTGTATTCATTTAAAATCTCCCTGTCAATACGTGGCTTATGATAGAAGCCTTCGTTCCATGCAAGTTCCTGAAGGATATTAATATTCTCCAACCCCTTTTTATTTTTCGCTAGCAAAATAATATGGTTGTAGGCCTGAATAGACTTATCTGTTTTAGATGATCTATCAAACCTATCGGTTGGAGAAATGTACGCCTCAACACCAAGAATTGGCTTAATGCCTGTTTCCTTTGCGGCAATTTGCATATCTCTGTGTGAAGAGAGAGTACCATGGTCTGTAATTGCAATCGCAGTTTGCCCAGCATCTAACGCTGCTTGACATAATTCTTTAGGTGAATTTAGTCCATCCATTAATGAATAGTATGAATGAACGTGTAAGTGTACAAAACTCATTAATATCCGCCCAGGCATTCGTTTCTTGTATGATAAAGTCTAATCTTTATCATTGTCTTTTTGTTTGGTGCATATAAATCTTCTTTGCAGCACCCGCATTTCATATGCCATTCTTTTGCAAAAAAATCATATACCGCTCCCACATAATCCTTATACTTGTTTGCTACAAATGTATCAAATGGGTCTGGTATTTCGTATGAGATCATTATGTTATTTTACTAAATAATGCAGGGGCAGTCAATAGACTGCCCCTGACAGTATAAAATTACCAGACTAAGTTGCTGTCTGAATCTGAAGGAGCAGATGCTTCGTGGCTTCCACCGTCACCATTAAAGAACGCTTCTTGCTCAGTGTATGGCAAGTCACGAATGGCTGTAGTCTCTAGATCGTACAACTCAAGTGCTGATGAGTCGAACGGAGTTTCATCCTTAGCTAAAGGGATGATTGTATAGCTTGTGTCTGTCTTTGTTCCAGTACGCTTAATACGCCACATGAGATTTGTAATCGATCCCATTTCGCCTGCATACTCAATTAGTGTTGGAGTAATAGTCTTTCCGCTTGAACCTTGAGAAAGAATTGCTACGTATGGCTCTTCTTTGCCATCATCAATAAGTACGTTCATGTAAAGTCTTGAACGACCCTTCCATCCCGCCTTATAATCTTTACGGTGTTGCTCGCAACCGTAGCACTTGCCTTGATCTTCCATAGAACATAGTGCCTTGCGCTTATAATCTTTAGGGTTGGTATGCTCTACTGCAATAAAGCCTAGTCCCTTTGACTCGTCATATGTAGGTGAGTCTGGATCAAGCTCTTGCAGGAATCGAACCTTTACGCTTTCTGCATCTTCTAGCTTTGCCCAACGTGCCTTTGTTCCATCATTTTCGCTGTACGAAGGCTTATCCATGACTTGATTTAGTCCCTTTAATCCTTTTACAATACCCATTTGTATCCTCTTCTATTATAGTTGATGGTATAAATCCATCTGTCTGTTTAGTATATCATATCCAAGAACGATATTCAATATCTGATACTGAATTTTTTATACATTTCTTTATTTCTTCTTCTGTTAAATCTCCAGCGTCTTTTGCTTTATTTGGATAAATCTCTTTATAGCCGTATACTGCCCATGATATATCTTTATTCCTGAGTTTACCAGAAATAGATTTACCCAATTCTCTGCCAGCCTCATCTGCATCTGTCATTATGATTATCTTATTAAAATGTCTATTTAATAGAGATTGCTGTTCATTAGAAAGAAATCCTCCTAGCGTTGCAACTACATTTGGGAAACCAGCCTGATGAATTCTTATTGCATCAAAGTTGGACTCGCAAACTATTACTTGCTCTCCTATTTTTTTAGCCCTATGTATATTAAAAAGAGTTTTGCTCTTTGGTAGGTTTGTGCTGTTTTTAAAATTCTTTCCCTCAATAGATCTTCCAACTATGCCAATTGGAATTGCATCTGGGCTATGAACTGGAGTGACAACCATGTTCATTGCTGGTGAATAGCCAAGTTTAAAATGTTTCATCGAAGACTCACTTATTCCTCTTGATTCAAGGTAGGATCTGGCTTCTTTGCTTGACCCAAGATCTGTGTGTAGCCTATCCAATGTGTCTTGTGGAAATTCTTTAAAGTCTGGCTTTTCTGAAAGCATGTCTTCCATTATTTCATCAAAGTTATTGAGTGCTTCTGTCTCTTTACTTGCAATTAATCTCAATGACTGGAAATCATTTTTGTGCATAGTTCTTTTAATCAATTCAATTAATGTTCCAGATTCGCCACATGCTGGATTAAAGCAAATGAAAGCACCAGATGTTTGGCTTACGCTAAAGCTAGATGTATGTCTATTAGAATGAAATGGGCAGTAGCATAGGAAGTCATTACCAGTCTCTCCAACAATATTCAATCCAATTTCTTTTAGGATTGATTTGATGTGACTTGGGGCATATTCCGTGGAATCAACTTGCTTTGAGTTATACCCTCTGATTGCCATGCCTTCCTCTTTCCTACATATACCCCATGAAGTGTCATTAAGAATCTCCATGTCTCGCCAGTGAACTCAATTGAAAATGCCGTATCGATATCTAAAACTCTTACATAGCCTTTGCCACGCATGTCCTGCACTAACAGGTTTTCATACTGCGGCTTCAAACTTATAAGCTGTGCATTATCATAAAACTCTACTTCTATTTGAAATCTTTTAATTCTTTTGTGCGTCATTTTCAAATGGATTTTCGTAAATCTCTTTAACGATACCTCTGTTGAT